ATTATATAGCAACTGAAAAAGATGAACAATGGTTAAATGTAAGAACTGATAGCAAAAGAGCCAGAAGGGATTTTACTGATGAAGTTCAAGAATTTGTTCATTATGCAATAGATCAAGGTAGTAATAAACCTAATATGTATTATATACATTTTACAAAGTTAGTAAATGAAAAGCTAGGAATACCTAAAGGAACTAAAAGAGAAGATTTAGATCAAGATATTTTACTGGATATAATGGCTTTGGAAAGAGTAATGTCAATGAAATTACCTAAGCTTATAAATAAAGAAATGAACTATAAAGATATTTACAAAGAGATAAAGAAAATAATTTTAATGATATAGAGGTGCATAGATATGAAAAAGATAACCAAGAATGAAGCTAAGAGATTAAGAAAGTTAGGCAAGGTGGTTAAAACTACTCATAATGGTTATTACCTTATGAATGTATAATTATTAAGGTTAGGTGGTGTATATGTAATGGCTAGAGCTCCAAATGAAAAACTAAATAAAGCATATGCATTATACCAAAAAGGTTATAAGTTGGTTGATATAGCTAAAGAGTTAGATATTCCAGATGGAACAGTAAGAAGGTGGAAAAAGACTTACAACTGGGATAGTGAACGTTCGGATAAGAAGGAAGTTAAAAGCGAACGTTCGAAAAAGAAAAAAGTTAATAAGAAAAGTAGCAAGGAAGAGCTTATTGCAGAAGAGGTTAAAGAGGTATTAGAAAATACTGAATTAACTGAAAGGCAGAGGCTCTTTTGTATTTATTACATTGAGGACTTTAATGCTACTAAGGCATATAAGAAAGCTTATGATTGTAGTTATGCTACAGCTATGGTTGAAGGAAGTAAGAGTCTAAGAAAGCCTAAGATAAAAAAAGAAATACAAAGGCTCACTAAAGAGTGCTTAGAAGAGGAAGAAGTAGAGGCTAAGTTACTAAACAAAAGATTGTTTGAGATGTACATGAAAATAGCATTTGCAGACATTGGTGATTACTTAAGGTTTGGACAAGAAGAAGAGAAAGTTTGGAACATGAATGAAGATGGTAGTTTTAAACCAGTTATTGATCCTGAAACTGGAGAACAAAAAGTAAGAAAATATAATTTTATTAATCTAAATGAAAGTGAAGAAGTTGATACAACTATTATAAGTGAAGTATCAGAAGGAAAAGATGGTGTAAAAATCAAACTTCATGACAAGATGAAAGCTTTAGAATGGTTAGATAAGCATTATGGACAATTAGACCAATTAACATCAGAAAAGTTAGAAATAGAAAAACAAAAATTAGAATTAGCTAAGATTAAATCAGGAGCATATGAAGAAGAGGAAGAAGTTGAAGATGATGGATTTATAGCAGCACTAGGAAATAAAGTTGAAGAGGTGTGGGCAGATGAAGAAGATAGTTAATAAAATTAAAAAGGCTGTCTTTAAATTTAGTCCATTTTCTACTAAGCAATTAAAAGTATTAACATGGTGGATGCCTAACTCACCTATGAAAGATAAAGATGGAATTATTGCTGATGGAAGTATCAGAAGTGGTAAAACTGTTTCTATGTCATTATCATATGTTATATGGGCCATGGAGACATTTAAATATCAGAACTTTGGAATGTGTGGTAAAACCATTGGTTCATTTAGGCGTAACGTATTATTTTGGTTAAAGCTTATGCTTAAATCAAGGGGATATAAAGTTGAAGATTTAAGAGCAGATAACTTAATTATAGTTACTAAAGGAAATACGTCTAATTATTTTTATATATTTGGCGGTAAAGATGAAAGATCACAAGACTTAATTCAAGGTATAACATTAGCAGGATGTTTCTTTGATGAAGTTGCATTAATGCCTGAAAGTTTTGTTAACCAAGCAACAGGACGTTGTTCAGTTGATGGTTCTAAATACTGGTTTAACTGTAATCCCGATGGACCTTATCACTGGTTTAAAGTAAATTGGATGGATAAGAAAGAAGAAAAGAATATATTATATCTACATTTTACTATGGACGATAACTTATCATTATCAGAAAGAGTTAAGGAAAGATATAGAAAAATGTATTCTGGAGTATTCTTTAAAAGATATATATTAGGACTTTGGGTTATGGCCGAGGGAATTATATATGATATGTTTGATGAAACTATTCATAAAGTTTTGACCAAAGATAGAAACTATTCAGAATACTATGTTAGTTGTGACTACGGTACTCAAAATGCTACTGTATTTATACTTTGGGGCAAATGTAATGGGAAATGGTATGCAGTTAAAGAATATTACTATTCTGGTAGAGAAGAAGTAAAACAAAAAACCGATAACCAATACTATGATGATCTAGAAAAATTCTTAGGAGATATAATTCCTAAGGCAATAATAATTGACCCTTCAGCAGCCTCTTTTATTGCTCTTATAAGAGATAAGGGGAAATATACTGTAAGACATGCTAAGAATGAAGTTGAAGATGGAATAAGAAAAGTTGGTAGAGCTCTCAATGAACTATTAATATTCTTTAATGATTGTTGTATTAATACGTTTAGAGAGTTTTTTTCGTATTCATGGGATGAAAAGGCTGCAAATAGAGGTGAAGATAAACCAGTTAAGGAAAATGACCATGCTATGGATGCAGTTAGATATTTTGTAAATACTATAGTCTTAAAAGGTAAGAGTAATGCTTATGATAATGAGATTTATAGCAAAGGTAAAGGTGTTAAGAAAAATAATTACAATTCATATAAGAAAGGAGGAAGAGTTTTCTAATGGATACAGTAAGAGAAACATTATTGCAACTTAGCAGTGAAGAAAAAGAAGAACGAAAAAAAGTAAGAGTTGATTATTATTACTATAAAGGAGCTTGCGAAGATAAGAAAAAAGCCATTCATGACAAGCCTAAGTTAGGTCAAAACTGGGAAAGTCAAGATAATTTAGATTATGAGCCAACTCAAGATATTAGAAATAAAGTAAAACCTCTTTTAAAGAAACAAGCTAGATGGATGTTTAGTAAAGAACCTGATATAACAATAGTACCTTTTGATACTAATCAAAAAGAATTGGCAGAAGAACTAAGAAGATTTATAGATAATATACTTAGAAAAAACCTGTTCTGGAAGAAAACTAGACAGGCTTTTTTAATGTCTACAATTAAGAAAAGGGTTATGCTAAGAGCATCAGTTAAGGTTGGTAATAGAGATGTTCCAGGTAATATTAATCTTAGATATGAAGATGTAGAAAATTTTTCTTATAAAGAAATTGATGGAGTATTAACAGAAGCTAGATTCTTTCAAGAGGATTTAAATAATTATTTATATGAAGATGATGAAAATAAGAAAACTTATTATATTCATAAATTCACATATAAAGTTATTGAAGAAAATACACCAGCTAAAGCAACGTATGTTATAGAAACATATAAGGGAGATAATTTATCAAAACCAATTAAAGAAGACTCTCAAGAAATTGGGTTTGAAGAGAATAAAATACCAGCATGGCTTATTAAAAATGGTGGAGAACTTGGAGAAGAGTTTGGAGAAACTGATCTACATGATTTAAAACCAAGTCAAGATAGATATAATAGAACAACTAGCGATGTAGCTGATGCTATTAAATTTGGGCTATTTGGTATAGAAAGCGGTGTAGATTTACATCCTGATGATGTCAATAAATTCAATGTATCTCCTGGAGCATTACATGTAGCGAGAACTAGTGATGAGGCTTTAGAAAAAGGAAAGCAAGGTAATATTCAGAGACAAGAGTTTTCGTTATCTAATATATCTAGTGTAGAAATGTATTTAGATAGAATAGAAAAGGATATGAATAATATCCTTGATATGCCTAGTTTAGATGATATGAATAATATACCGAGTGCTAAAGCTATGAGATATCTTTATAATGACCTTATTGCACGTTGTGAGGAGAAATGGAATGACTGGGGGCCGGTCTTAGAAGAAGTTATAAGATATATAATTGCTATAGCAGAAGAAGCTAAGTTACCTGGATTTAATCCTAAGTGGAAAGACTTAGATTTTAGTTTAATATTCAAACATAATTATCCTATTCCAGCAGATGAAGAGGAAAGAAAAGCTACAGCAATTAATGAAGTATTAGCTGATGTAAGAACTAGAAAATCTTATATAACTGAATTCTCTAGCGCTGAAGATGCAGAAAAAGAATTTAATGATATATTAGCTGAAAAATCATTATTAGAAGGTTCATCTATGGGCGAATTTAATGTTAATACAGATAAAAATACAGAAATTGGAGTAAATGTTCTAAATGAAGATGATGATAAAACTAGAGATCAGGATGAAGAATAATGAATAATTCAAATGCTTTATATAATAGTTTGCTTAAAGATGCAGTTAATGAAAAAAATAAATTAACTGCTAAAACTTTAAATAAAATCATTAAGATATACGAAAGTACAGCCGATGATTTACTTAAAAAGGCTAGTACATCAAGAGGATTTACTAGGGCTTGGACTAAAGATTATGAGAGATATATTAAATATAAGATTTTAGAACTAAATAATGAACTTGCTAAAGTATCTGATAGTTCTATAAGAACAAGTGCAGAGATTGCAGCTAGTGTTCAAGGTGATTTTTTAAGTTATATAAATAATAAATATACTCTAGACATAGATAAATCAATGCTAGAATTTGCTTATACGACAAATGAAAAGTTAATAGGACAAATTATACAAGGTGGATTCTATAAGGATAATAGAAGTTTATCTGACCGTATATGGAGCTATGGAAATCAAAATGGTAAAGATATTCAATATATTTTAACTAAAGGAATGGCAGAACAGAAAAGCTATTTAGAAATTATAAAAGATTTAGAGAAGTTCCTTAAGTCTAATACTGATCCTGACTTCAAGAAAACTTATACTAAACTTTATAACAGAAAGGTTGATTATAATGCACAAAGACTTTTAAGAACAGCTATGAATCATATGTTTTATGTTCAAAATGTATCTAATGCTAAAAATAATCCTTATGCAGAGGCTATGCATTGGGAGTTATCAGCAGAGCATGGAACTAGGCAAGTAGATAGATTTGGAGAAGATGAATGTGATGATTATGCTAATAGTGATTATTATAATTTAGGTCAAGGTAATTTCCCACCAGATAAAGTTCCAGTTCCACATCCAAATTGCTTATGTATCCAAACAATAGTTATACCTAAGTCTTTAGATGAAATAGGTAGAGAGCTTGGGGAATGGATTAATGGTAAAGATATTAGTTATTTAGATGAATGGTTAAAGGTAGGTTAATTATGAAAGTTATATGTAATGATTGTAAAAAGGAATTTGCTATAAAGAAGAAAAATATTAAAACAGAGAAATTATTTAATACAGTAGAAAGAACGTATTTTTGTTGTCCTAAGTGTAATAAAAAGTATGTAATAAGCTATGTTGACAAAGAAATTAAGAAGAACAATAAAAGGTTTAAGAATCTAAAAGGTGAGTTCCTTAGAAAAGAGTTAACAGTAGAAGAATACGAGAAAGAACATAAGGAACTATTAGAAAGAAATAACTCTTTAAATGCTAGATATAAGGCTTTATATGGGAGATAATCAATGAGTTTTATAGAAAAATTGAAACAGATATTTAATACTAAGAATCATAAACATGAAATTATATATGAAAAAGGCTTTGGTTACAGATGCAAATGGTGTGATAAACCTAAATCACAATGTAATTAAAGTCTTTTATCATATCTAAAATTAAGGTGGGTGAAAGTATGGAATTAAAAGATACTATTGAAATGATGGTGAGTGTAGACTATAAAGAGAGATTTAAAGCAGAGTATTTACAATTAAAAATAAGAATGACTGGATTAAGTAATATGCTTAAGAAATATAAAGCGGGGACTTTAACATTTAAGCCATCTTGTAGTTATGATTTATTAAATGGTCAATTAAAATCAATGGAAATGTATGCTAAATATTTAGAAGAAAGAGCAGAAATAGAAAATATAGAATTGAGGGAGAAATAAGTAATGGCTAAGTACAGAAAGAAACCAGTAGAGATTGAAGCATTTAAATTTTATGTGGATAATATGCCAGATTGGTTTATAGATAAAGTAAGTGATAATACTGTTACATTGTGTAATTGCGATCATAAAAGATACTCCATAGATGAAGCATATTGTCTTATAGAAACTTTAGAGGGGACTCATAAATGTAATGGTGGAGATTATGTTATAAAAGGTGTAAAGGGAGAAATATATCCTTGTAAGCCTGATATTTTTGAAATGACATATGAAGTTGTTGAGTAAGTCTTAGTAAACTAAGGCTTTTTATTTTTGTTTTATATAACAAGGTTATACTAGACCCCACTTTAGTAATGCTAAGGTGTTTTTTTATTGCCTTTAATTACTATTCAGTAGGCGTTAAAGAATGGTTAGTAACTCTAAATTAACAAGAGCAACACTTGTAAAAAGCGTAGATAAGGAGGAATTTATTAAATGGATTTAAAAGAAATTTTAAAAGAAGCTGGATTAGATGATAAAGCTATTAAACAAGTTTTAACAACCATGAAAGCTGAAAAGATTTATACTACCTCAGAAGAAAATGCTGATATAAGGTTAAAGAAAAATAAGGAAAAGATTGAAAAGCTTGAAGGTGAATTAGATGATGCAGTTACTAAGATAGAAGGTTTTAAAGATCTAGAAAATGAAAAAGAAACATTATCTAAGGAAGTTGAAAATCTTAAAAAGGCTGCAACTGAAAAAGACTTCAATACTGCTTTAGAAAGTGCTTTAAAAGCAGCTAAAGTAAAAAATGAAAAGCTAGTAAAGGCATTACTAGATAATGAGAAACTTACTCTTAAAGAGGGAAAGTTAGAAGGTATCGAGGAGCAGCTAAAAGTCATTAAAGAAGAGAATGACTTCTTATTTGAAAAAATACCAGGAGGAGTACCAGACTTTTCAACTGGGGGTAAAAGTTCAGGTGGAAATCAGAAAGAAAAATCTATAGGGGAAAAGCTTGCAGAAGCAAAAAGCCAAACTGTAGAAATTAAATATTAAAAAGTGAGGTTGATAAAATGAATTATTCAAAAACAACAGTGATGGGTGAGCAAAAAAATATACTTGCTAACACTCATTACACAGCTATAAACAAAAAAGTAGCTAAATCAATAGCATCAAGCGGAGTTATTAAAGCAGGAACTGTTATTAATGCAGATGGAACTGTATTAGCTAATGGTTCGGCAGCAGAAGCAATAACAGAACCTGTATTAGGAATGGTGCTTTATGAAGTTAATGTATCCAATGAAGCTGGTAACAATATAGTTATTCCTGTATTAACTCATGGTACTATAGTTGAAAAAGTAGCAAAAGAATTAAGTGGTGGAGTTGATTATTCAGCTGATGTTAAAGCTAAGTTACCACAAATATTATTTGTTTAGGAGGAATTGAATATGAATATTTTTGACTTTATAAGTGCTAAAGAAATAGCATTATATATTAAAAATTTACCACAAGAAAGTACGCTAGATAAGCAGTTGTTCCCTGCGGACAAGCAATATGGAATGGAGATAGAATTAGCTAAAGGGGCTAAACAAAAACCAGTAGCATTAAGTATGTCTAGTTTTGATGTTAATGTTAGACCAAGAGTATTGAAAGCAGCAGTAGACATCGAAAAGAGAGATATGCCTTTCATGAAAGAGTCTATTCTTGTAAATGAAAAGGAAAGACAGAAGCTGATGTTAGCATTACAAGCTAATAATCAAAATATAGTAGATCAAATTTTATCAACTATTTATGAAAATTATAAGGTATTAGTTGATGGAGCAGAAGTTCAAATGAGAAGAATGAGAGCTCAATTAATTCAAAACGGGACTATTAGCATATCTTCTGATGCCGGAGATGTAATTGTAGATTACAATGTTCCAAGTAATCATAAAGAAACTATTGGAACTACATCAAAGAAATGGAATGCTGCTACTGCTGATATAGTAGGAGATATTATTAAATGGCAAAAAGTATTTACTAATGAAGGGTATGCGAAACCAACAGTATTAGTATTAACTGATACTTGCTTTGGATATGTATGCCAGAATACAGCTATAGTTAATGATATTAAAGGTATGAATACTAATTATATTGTAACTGAAAATGACATTAAAAATTATTTACAACAAAAATTTGGACTTACAGTTGCAGTTGTAAATGGAACATTTGTAAATGAAGCTGGAGAAACTGTTTCTTATTATGAAGATAATAAAGTTACATTAATTCCAAAAGGTACATTAGGAAAGACTGTTTATGGAACAACTCCAGAGGAAGCAGATGCAGTATTTGGAAGTGGTAAGTTAGATACACAAATAGTTAATACTGGAGTAGCTATTACTACTATGGCTAAAGAAGATCCAGTAAATGTTGAAACTAAAGTATCTCAATTAGGTATGCCAAGTTTCGAAAAAGCTGATGAGTGCTTCTTTGCAAAAGTATATTAATAATAGAGGGTTTAGGCCCTCTTATTAGTTAGGAGGGTAATATGATAAATAAATTAAAAATTCTTTTATTAGAGAACAAATATCCATTCTTTAGTGATGAAGAATTACAACTATTCTTAGATGAAAATGATAATGATGTTTATACTACTGCTTCAACATTATGCTATTTAAAAGCTGATGGAGACAATAAGGTTACTGTAGGTCCTATAACTATAGAAAGTGCTGGGGCTGAATTTTGGATTAACTTAGCTGAAAGATATTCTAAAAAATCAATTGAATTAGCTAATAAAAATAATTTAACTACATCTAGTAGTGGATATATTAATAGGCTAAAGAGGTGTTGATATGGCATTAAGTAAGGAATATCTCAGAGAAAAAGTAAAACAAGCTATAAAACAGATGCCAAGCGCAGGGTATGTAGTTAGGGAAGTATTAAATAATTATAATGAAAAGGCAGGGTATTGCATAGTTGGAGAGCTTGAAGGTGTATTTTATTCTAAAAGTACTACAAAAAATTTAGGTATAACAATAGATAATGCTGGAATTAATATAGAACAAGCTGATAAAAATTATTTAGTAGATTTTAATGATATTTCTAAGAACATTAGAACAACTGATTTTATTTTCATAGATAACAAATGTTATAAAATTATTGATCCAGGTGAGAATTTAGAAGTTTATTGTTTAATCCAATTAAATAAACATCATCTTATAAAGAATCAAGATACTATTATAGATAATGATGAAATATATCCATTAATGGAATTGCCATTGGATTTAGATTTAAAGGTGGTATGATTATGGGAATTAGATTAGATGCTACTGGATTATTTAAAGGCTTAGCAGAAATGGAATTAAAAGTTCAACAAGGAACACGCATATATGCTGAAACTGTTGGTATGAAAATGATTAATGATGCAAAAGCAAATGCTCCTTGGACTGATAGAACCGGTAACAGTAGACAAACTATGGATACTGAAGTTATTAGTAAAGGAAAGTCTATGGAAATTAGGTTAAGGGGAAATACACCTCATTTTAAATACTTAGAATTATGCCACGAAAAGCGTAATGCAATCTTATGGCCAACTATTCAAAAGTGGTCAGGGCAAGTTTTAAGTGGATGGGTTAAGGTGATTAGATGATAGTTAAATTATTTGAATATCTACAAGATAACAAAATAGATGTTTACTTTGTAGGACAGCACCAAGGAGAGTGTAAAAAGCCTTATGTTGTTTTAAAAGATGATGGAGTAAATAGTTCAAATGGTAGAGTAGGAAAGGGATATATAGATATCCTTTTTTTTATTCCTGAAAATAGATTTACAAAAATTAAAGATTTCAGAAAACAAATAGTTGATTTATTAAAAGAATTTAAATCAATTAGATATGCAGGCAATGAAACAGGAATAGTAACAGATAATGATAAGAAAGCATTAACTTTTTCAATTATGTATGAAAAATATATTAGATTAAATTAGGAGAGTGAAAAGAATGGCAATAGAAAAGTTAACAGAAAAACCTATAGTCAATATTGTTAGAGTTGAGATTGTAACAGAAGAGGATTCACCAAAAACTTATAGGTTTGATACTGCATCAGAAGCTACATATTCACCAGTAGTAAGTGAAGGGAGCGAAACTATACTTAGAGTAAAAAATTCTATATTAGCTACAAATAGAACTGAGGATATACAGTATGGCTCAGATATAAATTTAACTCAGGTAGTTATGGTGCCAGAAGTATTAGCTATTGTAGATGGAGGAAAACTTGTAACAACTGGTGAAGCAGAATCATTAAAGGTAACAGGATATAATCCACCAGCTGTAGGATCTGTAGTTAATAGAGTTAAGTTTACTACAAAAATTTATACAGAGGAAAAAGATGGAGATGGTGAAACATTAGGATATCAATGTTTTGCATTTAAAGGGTGTAAAGGAAAGCCAGTATCATTTACGTTTAAAGATGGTGAATTTATGGCACCTGCTTATACAATCTCAAGTAGAGTTAAAAAAGGTATAGCCCCTTATAATTTAGAGTTTTTAGAAGAATTACCGGTTTAATAGGAGGAATAAAGTATGGCAGTTACAAGTATAGAGGATTTAAAAAAAATAGCAGAAGGACAAGAAGTAGAGTTAATAGGATGGGGAGAGGAACCATTTGTATGTAAATTAAAAAGACCTAGTATGTTAGGTTTAGTTGCAAATGGAGACATACCTAATCCATTACTAAATGCAGCTTATATATTATTTAATGGTGCTAAGACTACCAAAGATGTAATTAATATGAAAGAACAAAAAGAGTTGCTTACTATAATGGCTAAAACTGCTATGGTAGAGCCTACTTATGATGATTTAGAGAAAATAGGATTAGAGTTAACAGATGCTCAATTACTTGAGATATATAATTATACTCAAATAGGTATTAAAGCACTTACATCCTTTCGTGCAAAGCAAGAAAATATTAAGAATACTAAGAATAAGCCAAAGGTACAATCAAAGGCCTAGTGAGATAATGAATATAAATGATTCGTATCTCGCTTTTATTTTTGATGAAGCTTGTGAATATATTTTATCTATGAAAACTAAGAGAGAGGTAAAGAAAGCTGACAAAGTCCATTTAGAAGATAGTTGGTTAAAAGAACCTAACTGGAGCGATAAGGATGAGGTGAAAGTTGAAAAAGCAAATAATAATTCATCTCTTATTAATGAAATGAAAGCTAATTTAGAAAAATATAAGTAGTAAAATTATACCAATGTAGTATATAATAAGATTAATTATTATGTATTATAGGGGGATAACATGAAAAAAAGAATAACAATTATAAGTTTAATATTATCTATATTTTTATTATTAGGGTGTAACAGCCAGGAAAAACAAGAAGAAGTAAATTTAATAAATGAGAATGAGATAGCGTTAAATTACTTAACTATTAAAAGCGGGATAGGAAATTATATAGTGAAAACATCATTTAGCGAGAATGAAACTGGTGAAATTAATAAAAGTAGCTATGATGATGGAATACATGCTTTAGAAAGTTTAAATATAATCATAGAAAATGATAAAAATATTTCATCAGAAATTAAAAATGAATTAATAGAGATTAATAAGCCTTTGATAGAGTATTGTGAAGCAAGAATTAAGAATGATAAAACAAATGAAGGTTATTATAAATCTATTGGTTTGGAAAATGAGTTTAGAAAAAAATATGATATAGAGTAAAAATGAAAGAATCACTTAAATTTAGGTGGTTCTTTTTTTATGCCCAAATTTATAGAAAGGAGGGTGATTATGAGTGTAGATGCAGGAAGTGCAGTAGCTTATTTAGAACTTGATTATAGCAAATATAGTGCAGGATTATTGACAGCGAAGCAACAGTTATCTACATTTACTGATAACACTCAAGAGGCTGGTACTAGAGTACAAGCTTTAGGAGGAATTGTTACTGGTGTTGGTTCAACACTAACAACTGGATTAACAGTTCCACTTGTAACAGCAGGAGCAGCATCATTAACTGTAGCAGCTAACTTTGAAGAGGGAATGTCAAAAGTACAAGCTATTTCTGGTGCTACTGCAGGTGATATGGAGCAATTAAGTGCAAAAGCTAAGGAGTTAGGCGCTAACACTAAATTTAGTGCTACAGAAGCAAGTGAAGCTTTTAGTTATATGGCAATGGCCGGTTGGAAAACTACTGATATGCTTAATGGTATTGATGGAATAATGAACCTTGCAGCAGCTTCAGGAGAAAATTTAGCATTAGTAAGTGATATTTGTACTGATGCCATGACTGCATTTGGATTAAGTGCAGACCAAAGTGCTAGATTTGCAGATGTATTAGCAGCTGCTAGTAGTAATGCAAATACAAATGTTGCAATGCTTGGAGAGTCATTTAAATATGTTGCGCCGGTTGCTGGAGCGATGGGGTATAGTGTAGAAGATACTGCAGTTGCATTAGGTTTAATGGCTAATTCGGGTATTAAAGCTAGCCAAGCAGGTACTTCGTTAAGGCAAATACTTTTAGGATTACAAGGTGGAGTTGAATTAGCAACTAAGAGTACTGATAAATGGAGAATTGAAGTAGAAAACAGTGATGGTTCTATGAGAAATCTTAATGATGTTGTAGTTGATTTAAGAGCAGCATTTGCTGATATGACTGATGCACAGAAAGCAAGTAATGCAGAAGCTATTGCAGGTAAAATAGGTATGTCTGGATTATTAGCTATAGTTAATGCTGCAGAAACAGATTTTAATAAATTAACTGGTGCAATAGATAAAAGCAATGGTGTTGCTAAAAAGATGGCAGACACAATGCAAAATAATCTTAAAGGAAAAGTAACACAATTAAAGTCTGCTTTAGAAGGTGCTGGAATCGCTATAGGAGAAAATTTAATACCTGCATTGACTACAGGTGTAAATAAGATAACTGATATGGTTAGCGCTTTTAATAAATTAGATCCAGCAACTCAAAAAACTATAGTTAGTGTAGGGGCTACAGTTGCAGCTATTGGACCATTAATGATGATTGGAGGAAAGCTTGTAACAGGTATAGGAAAAACAATAAGTTTAGTTAGTACTGTTACATCTTTAGCTGGAGGTGGATTAGTTGCTTCTCTTGGAGCAGTAGCTTTGCCATTAGCAGCAGTAGGAGCAGGATTCTATGCGTGGCATGAAGCAACAGATGCAGCTAACCAATCTATTGCAGTATCAAGAGAAGAAATGTCCTTTATGGAAAGAATGATGGCCGACTTAACAGGAATGACCACTTATTCCAAAGATGAATTAATAGAAATGGGCTTAGTTTATAAAGATTTTAATGAAAATATAAGTCAAGAATTTCAAGATTCAGTAAAGGAAATGACATTAGACATTCAAGACTTTAATATGTCATTAAATGAAATTAATTTTGATGGAGTTATAACTGAAGAAGAAGCTAATACCTTATCAGAAAGAGTTAATAGCGCTTTAGATGGTTGTATAGAAGCTATTGATAGTAAATATTCAGAAGTTCAAAATGGAATTAGAGAAGCTTTCAGTATGGACGGTGTTATTGATGAATCTGAACAATCCTTAATTGAATATTGGAATAATAGAGGGAGCAAAGAAAAAGAAGAAGCACAAAATTTACAAAACGAAATAAATAATATTATTAATAATGCTAGAGCAGAGGGGAGAAACTTAACTCCCGAAGAAGAAGCTGCTATTAGAAATTATTATGAGCAAATTAAACAGTTAGAGTTAGAATGTCAAGCTAGTAATCAATATGAAATTGAATATGCTACACAAGAATTCCAAAATAGAGTTTCGACTATGGATGCAGAAAATGCTACTAAATTACTACAACAAAGATATGAGCAATATCAAGAACAGCAATTAGCAACCCAAACAAACTATGATACTTTGATAAATCTTGCTAAACAAAACTATGATATTTTAACTGAAGAAGAAAAGATACAGGTTGATGATACTATTAATAGATTAGAAGCAGCTAAAGCAGAAGAGTTGAGAGTAAATCAAGAAAAATATGATGCAAACGTTGATTATGCAATTCAAAACAATGAGGAATTAGCAAATATATTTAACAGGTATACTGGTGAACAAATTGCAAGAAGAGATTTAGCTAATTATCAAGAATATGAACAAATGAGAAATCATTATGAAGGTATTGCTGAAGTAACAGAAAGTGGTTATAAAAGGGTTTATGATACTGCTACAGGAAATTGGAAAGATGTTTATGTGAGTATAGATGCAACTACAGGACAATTAAAAGGGGTATATGACTTAAATACTCAAAATGTTGCAGCTATGTCAAAAGAGGATGAAGCAGTATTAAGAGATGAAGTAGCTGCATGGAGTGAAACTGCGGCAGGAGTATTATCGAATTGCTTAATTATGGGAGATGCTTATATTGATGCTCAAGGTAACATTTCTAATGCAAGTGGAGAAATAATAGGCAAGCTTGATGAAGTAGTTGATGCAAATGGAAATGTTGTAGAGGCTATATTAGATGTTAATGGCAATCCTATTAATATTGGAGATAATACAGATGAAGTTATTAGAAAATTAAAGAATACAAGAGAAGAAGTGAAAAGTACTGATGGTAAAAAAGCAAGTATAATAGTAACTGATAATGGAACCGCATCAGCAGTTCAAAGAAATATTGATAACATTCAATCATACAAACAGGTAATAGTTGGTGTTCAATATACTTCTTCTGGTAAGCCTTATTATAATGGATCAACCATGTATGCAACAGGAACAGATAATGCTATGACAGGGTTAGCTACTGTAGCGGAGTATGGTCCAGAGTTGATAGTATCTCGTAGTGGGATAGCCACTCTTGCAACAAGTAGGCAATTAGTTAATATGGAAGGTGGAGAAACTGTTTATAATGCTAGACAAACACAAGAAATACTTAAAGGAATGCAATCAAAACAATTATCTAATGAAAGTTCAAGTGATTTATTAAGAACTATGATAGTTAAACTTGATGAAGTTAAAAAAGCAATTGATAGTAAAGAGTTAAATAATGTTATTAACAACAATTATGGTGGTGTAGAAGTTAATGGAGTTACAGATGTAAGGGAAATTATTGAAGAAATAAGCGAGTATACAGAAGTAAGGAGAATATAGGAGGTAACTATGGAAGATTTTTTTATTATAAACAATGAATGTAGTTTAGATCATGGAGTAGTTGTTAAGGAATTACCTTCTATAACTATTCCTAAGAAAAGAGTTGAAGAAGTTACTGTTTTAGGTAGAGATGGAACATTAACTGTAAGTGATGAAACTTATGAGCCTACTACAAAAATTTGTAAAGTTTATTATAATGGTGAAAACCCAGATGAATTAATCACTTTTCTACAAGACGGGAAAGTGATTTTTTCTAATTTCCAGGATAGATTTTACAATATGCAAATAGTAAGTGAGATTCCAATAGATGAAATATTTAAAAATAACGAATATGGCAATTGGTATGAGTTTAATATTACTTTTAGATGCCAACCTTTTGGATATAGTGTTGATAATGAAGAAATTGTTATAAGTGAAAAAGATACTTGTATTTATAATTATGCTAGTAACTACTCTAAGCCTATTATAACTATTTGGGGAAGTGGAGATATAAATATTCTAATAGATGAACAACAGATAACTTTAAAAGGTGTAGAGGATTATATAACAATAGATAGTGTTAAAATGAGAAGCTATAAAGATTTAGAAAATCAAAATTCTAAAAAGATAGGCAATTTTCCTATTATAAAAGTAGGCGAAAATAACATAAGTTGGGATGGGAATATAACTAAGATAGCTATAACCCCGAACTATAGGTGGATAATATGATTACATTATTTAAAGCAGATGAAACTATTTTTTCTCATGATGGAGTAGAAGTTTTAGATGATATTGTTATAAGTTCTTATACTAGTTGGAGTGAAAATGGAAAGTGGGTAAGTGAATCTAAATTCAAAAAAGATTATGATAAATCTGAATCTATTAAAGAAGGAATGATTTTACAATTACCTACTGAAAAAGGACTGCAATTATTTAGAATTTTAAAATTGAATAAGAAAAATAAGAAATATATAACTACTACTGGACAACATATAGCCTTTGATTTTGAAAATAATTTTATTCAAGATATTAATATAGTTGAAAAAAGTGGTAGAGCTGCAATTAAACAAATACAAGGTGGTACAGTATTTAATAGTAAATATAATTTAACATCCAATATTGATACGGTTGCTAGTGCTAGAATGGTAAGAAAGAATGGTATTACCTCATTAGTTGGTAGTGATGATAATTGCTTTATTAATAGATGGGGTGGTTATTTAGTATTAGATAACTTCAATATATCTATGAATACTAGCGTAGGCCAAGATAGAGGTGTTGAAGTCTTAATAGGTAAAAACCTTACTGATATGGAAGGTAGTATTGATATATCATCTGTAGTTACTGGTATAAATCCTATAACTTATGATGGTTTAACATTGCCAGAGGGGGTTTATTATTCTTCCTTACTAAAGAACTATCCAGAGCCTAGAATAAAAGAATTTAAATTTGATAATATAAAATATAAGTATAGCGAAAATAACTATGATGAAGAGGGATATGAAACTTTAGAAGAAGTATATGCAGCTATTAGGGTTGAATGTGATAAGTTGTTTAATGAATCTAATATTGATAAACCCAATTGTAATTTAAGGTTAAATGTAATTGATTTAACTAAAACTGACCAATATAAAGGAATTGAACTTAATGAACGTATTTTCCAAGGAGATATTATTACTGCTAATTTAGAAGAGTATGGATTTAATGTTAAGCTTAAAATGACTGCTAATAAGTATAACAATATTAAAGATTGCTATGAGGATTTTGATTTAGGGGATTTAAAAAGCAATGTATTCTCTACTATTGATAAGGTTCAAACTACAGTAGATAAAGTAGTAGAACAATTAGGAGGCAACAGTTGGCAAGATATTCTTGATAAAAGTATGAAAGAAGCTACTGAATTAATTGAAGCAGGTATTAAAGATTCATATGTAGTTGCTAGAAAAAATGAGATATTAATAATGGATTCTCCACAAGTTGAAAGTTCTATTAACGTTATTAGAATGAATAAAAATGGTATTGCATTTTCGCAACAAGGTTATAATGGGCCTTATACATTAGCTATAACTATAGATGGAAAGATAAACGCTAGTTGTATTACTACAGGAGAATTAAATGCTTCATTAATAAAAACAGGTACTATTATGAGTGCTAATGGTAATTTAGCATTATCTATAGATGATGATTATTTAGAAGTAACTCACAGTGAAGGTAACACAAGAACAAGAATTGACAATGAAGGATTTTATATTCTAGATGAAAATAATGAAATTATTGCATCATTAGCAAGCAAAGAATCATGGACTGAATTAAAAGCGGATAAAGTATTTGCTAAAAATATTGAAAATGTGTATATAGGGGATTCTAATTTATATGTAGACCATAATTCAAATAATATTATACGAAATGGTTCAATAGACTATCCATTCACAGATTTTAATCAATTACGAGAGTATGTGCAGTCTATGCCTATAATAAATAAAGATTTATTTATTTATGTAGTTACAGAAGGAGTAGTTAATGATCTTTTTTATTTAACAGGATTAAGTGGTAATGGGAAAGTTGATATAAGATTTAATAATAAATTTATTCTTAAAACTGAAAATGATTATGGTGTAGTATTAAGAAATATATCAAATTGGGTATCAGTTTACGGTGGTAGAACGAGTTATCAAAGCAAAGATGGGTTTATGATACAAGCTACAAATGGAATTGAAGTAATAAATTGTTCAAAGTTTGAATTATCATCGTTATTAACAGACACGTCTGCATATGGAATTCATGTCCAAGATTCACATGGGAAAATGGATAATATAGATTTTTGTAAAGCTTATTCTGCTTTGGGTGTTAGAGGTGGTCAAGTATGGTTATCCGGTAGTTGTAGAGGTAGTAATACTAAAGCAGTAAGGGCATTTGAAGGTACTTTAGTAACTATAGGGGAAAATGATAGTAACAGTATAAGGCAACAAGGTATATTGGAGGAAGTTAGTGGAACTATAAAAGAAATTAGTACAATAGTTGAAACTGCGAGTACAGTTTATGCTCCAGTTATACCACCAACTATAAATACTTATAAAGACTTTTCGATAACATCTATGGCTACTTATCAATATTTATGGAGTAATTGGAAAGTAGGAGAATGTAAAAGTGGTGTTTATGGTAGTTATGGTGATAAAGCAGGACACCTATTCTTTGATTTATCAGCTATAAGAAGCTTTTTAAATGGAGGAACTGTTCTAGATGGAGCTACAATTACATTAACCAGAGCAAATTCAGGTGGTTCTAGTAGCGGAGTGAAGATTTACGTAGGTGGTTCTAGTTGTAATGGTACAAGTGGTACACCGTCATATTACAATAAGACTTATGTCGGAACTTTATCCTGGGGACAAACTAATACTTTTACTCTATCAAAATCTATTGTAGATGGTATTAAAAATGGCACAATAAATAGTATTACAACTCACGGAAGTGATTATAGTAATATAACTGCTTGTAGCATTAATTTAAAAATAAATAAATAAGAAGGTGATGGAAAATGAATATAAAAAATGATACTAGAACAGAAAAGAAATTAACAATAACAGAAACCGATATTATTAATGGTGGTGAGGTTTTAATATTAATTGCATACGCAATTAAAGAGAATAATGAGTTATATAGTTATCCTTCACCTCAAGTTTTCAATGAAGAAATATATTTGAAAAATAAAGAAGCTTATGATAAAGCAGTTAAAGATTTTAGAGTTAATTGCGAGGTGTAATAATGATAACTAAAGTAATTAAATTAGATATAAATAAAAATCTATATGAAAAAATAAAAGCAAAGCAAGGAGATACAAAAAGTAGATTCTTGCTTTTTCAGTTATTAGATGGATCTATGCCCTTTAATTTAGAAAATAGAAGTGTTAGGGCTTATATGTTGAAACCGGATAGTACTGAAGTTTTCAATGATTTAATAATTAATAATAGAAATACAGGACATTGCACTCTCGAACTTACAAATCAAGTTTTAGCTGTAGCAGGAATTGTAAAAATAGAGTTGATGATAATTGAAAATGATAAAAAAATAACATCAAGTATATTTGAATTACAGGTTGATAAAAGTATAAACAGTGAAAATTCTATCGTTTCTACAAATGAATTTAATGCTCTTTTAAATGGATTGGCTTCACTTTCTGAATATGATAATTATAAAGAAAAAGCAAAAAAGGTACCTGAACTTGAAGAAAATATACAAGAGTTAGGTTCGCAATTGGATAAAACAGTTCGCAAAGGAGAAGGTGGATCTGTTACTTGGGCAATGGCTTCACAAGATTTTAGAGAAAATGTCACTGGTGGAAATACTGCTGTTGTAGGTAAAGACAGTGTATTAAAAGAAAATATAGTTGATGGAGAAGTTATTAAAAGTAAAGCCAGTTTTTATAAAAAGACTAGGAATCTATTTGATAAAGAAAAAGCTATATATGGTAAGTATGTTAGTTCTACAACAGGAGAACTAACCACCCCTTCTGTGGAAGGAACTTTTTATGCTAGTGATTATGTGGAAGTTATAAATGGTAGTAAATACAATTATAGAGCTAAAGATAATTCTTATACTTTATATGCGTTTTATAATAACGACAAACAATTTATAAATGGAGGAAATAGTAACGGTACAGATATTATATCACCAGTTGATGGATTTATTAGAGTTTCTGTATGGAAAAATGTTGATGTAGATACAGTTCAATTTGAATTAGGAGATGCAACAGAATACATAGAACCTTATATATTAGAAGTAGAAGAAGAAGTTGCTAATATAAAACCAAAGATTGAAAAAGTATTAGAAAATCAGGTTGATTATTCGGATTGTAATAGAAATAAATTTAATCCCAATATAGCAATAATAAATAAACAGGTTAGTCCAAGTAATGGATCAATTATAGATGTTACAGCAGAAGGAATTTTTTATGCTAGTGAGATGATAAATGTGAAAGGACATGAAAAAATTAACTGCATAAAAAATGATTTTACTACAATGTATTCAACATATGCCTTCTATGATGTTAACGGAGGATTTGTAAGCGGGGGGAGTGGTGAAATAAATGGTATAGATATACCGTCTAATGCAACAGGCTTCAAATTTACAGTATGGAAAAATATATTGCCAGAAAATATAATGATAGAATTAGATGGTTTAAACAGTTTTATTAGATTTGATGATGATTCAAGGAATCAAGAAGTTTATTTAACTAAAATGAAGTTTAAAGACATTATTATTAATTGCATTGGTGATAGTATAACATATGGATTTTTAACATCGGATACAAGAATGCAGTCTCCTTATCCGTCTAGTCTAAAATCACTATTAGGGGCAAAAGAAGTTAGAAATTACGGTTTAAGTGGTACAACTGTAGCAAATGATAGAACTGTTATTGGGAGTTTTGAGCCGATGTCATCTCCTACAAGAGTTGAAACTTGGGATAATAATGCAAATGTGAATATTGTACTTGGTGGAGTAAATGATTTTATTAAAAACGTTGAGCTAGGAACAATAGATGATGAGGTAGATACTACTTTTTATGGAGGTTATAAATCTTTAATTAGGCAACTTTATAAAAAATACCCTAATAAGAAAATAGTTATAATGACGCCTTTACACTACAATTTAGAATATACCCCCAATAGTAAAGGATATATATTAAAGGACTATGTTAATGCTATAAGAGAAATTGCTGAAATGTTTGGAATTTATTTAATTGATTTATATGCAATTTGTGATATAAATATTAACACTAGGGGTAAGTATCAAATTGATGGGCTACATACCAATCAATTTTATGTAAGCAATATAATGACACCACTTATAGCGGATGGATTAAATAGAGCTATTCAATAGTATAATTCGCAATTGATAAATATTGTTCGTAAAAAATTATACGTTTATTTTTAGACAACTATTTCCAAAAAACAAAGAATAATGTAAAATTATGTTGTTTATATAATTATATGGAGGTAAGTATGGAAGAAATAAATTTTAATCAAGTTATTGCAGAAGTTGCAAAAGAACAATCAGGAGAAATTTATAAAGATGGATTCAAAGGAACAGTACAAGAAGGAGGGGCAGCATTACAAACAATAGTAGGATTATTCAACAATGTAATTTTATATCCTTTAAAGAAAGCTAATATAACTTATAAGTATAAGATAGAAGAGTTCGAAAAAGATTTAAAATCAAAAATAAAAGATACTCCAAGAGAAAATTTAATTGAAGCGCCTATAAGCATAGTTGGGCCAACTATAGAATCTTTAAAATATACTATCGATACTCCAGAAGTAAGAGAAATGTATTTAAATTTATTGGGTGCTTCTATGAATATAGAAACAGTAATATATGCACATCCAAGTTATGTTGAAATAATAAAACAAATGTCACCTTTAGATGCTAAAGTGTTAAAAAAAGTAGTTGATATAGGAAATAATATTAAATGTTCATGGATTACAATATGTTTTGATACAAAATATTTTGTCCATGGAATGCCTAAAATATTTTCAAGTGACTTATTAATAGATGATTATGATCCATTTTTAATATCAGCAAGTATAGAAAATTTATGTAGATTAGGATTATTAGTACATTATGATAATGGAATATCCACTGAAAACTATGATGTTTTAAAAGATCATTGGTATGTTAAAGAAAGATTTAATTTATTTAAAAATAATAATCCAGATAAAGTTATTGAATTAAAATTAACTAGAGAAACACTTGATATAAGTAATTTTGGAGGGAATTTTGCAAAAGCATGTTTATAGAATATGAAAGGAGTAAATTATGAAAGTATTCGCTGTTGAAATTGAAAAGATAAATACAGAAATTATCCCAAGAGTAGAATTAAATAGTGAATTTAAAAAACTAAAAGACGAAGATATTATAAGAATACATGATTTAGTTTCTAATTGTTATAAAGATATCATGAAAATATATATATCTAAAACATATTATTAAATAAAAAAATAAGCAAGAAGTTAGAGTAAAATCTAGCTTCTTTTTTAATACAAAAAATAAAAGGAAGGTGTAAAATGGAAAACTTATTAAACTATTTTAAAATTATTATTGCAGCATTAGGAACAGGAATTACATGGTTATTTGGTACTTGGGATACAGCTTTAGTTGTATTGGTTTGTTTTATGGTGTTAGATTATTTTACTGGAGTATTAAGAGCATGGACAAACAAAGAGATTAGTTCAGATGTTGGATTAAGGGGTATTGCTAGAAAAACAGTTATACTTATAGTATTAATTGTTGCAGTATTATTAGACAGGCTATTAAATACTGGAACATGGGTATTTAGGACACTTATATGCTACTTTTATATAGCAAACGAAGGTATTAGCTTATTAGAAAATTGTGCTGGGTTAGGTTTACCTATACCAGAAAAACTTAAAGATGCATTAGTGCAGCTAAAGGATGGAGAAAAGAAAGAGTTAAGTAAAGGGCAGGAGTAAATCCTGTTCTTTTAATTTATAAAAATATATTAAAGAAAGAAGGAATTTAAAAATGAAAATTGGAGTAAATGATGGACATACTTTAAGAGGTGCTGGAACTGGAGCAGTAGGAATTATAAAAGAAGGGGAACATACTAGATTAGTTGGAGAAGAAGTAAGAAGGTTATTAAAGGAAAGAGGTAATGCTGTTTATAACTGTACTGTGGATTATGCAGCAACTACATCAGAAAGCTTAAGCTTAGTAGTTCAACAAGCTAATAGAGAGGACTTAGATTGGTTCATAGCAATTCACTTTAATGCAGGAGGTGGACAAGGTGTTGAGGTGTACACTTACGAAGGTAGACAATATCAAGATGCTATTGATGTTTGTAATAATATAGCTGCATTAGGATTTAATAATAGAGGGGTTAAAGCTGGTACAGGGCTTTATGTAATCAGAAGAACAAAAGCTAAATCTATGTTAATAGAAGTTTGCTTTGTTGACACAGAAGATGCAAATAAATATCTTTCAGTTGGATATAAGGCAATCGCAAAGGCTATAGTAGATGCATTAGATAATCATATAGTTAGTGATCCAGTAGTAGATACAAATACATCATCTACATCTCAAAATCAATCTACTGTAACAACTACAGGTGATGATTGGGTAAGAAGATTACAACAAGAATGTAATAACCAAGGATTTTCAAAACAAAATGTTGATGGCATAGCTGGACCAGCAACATTAGCTGGATGTCCTACACTTAGAAAAGGTGCAAGTGGTAATATAACTAAGTTACTTCAAGAAAAATTAGTTAAGCTAGGATATTCTACTAACGGGGTAGATGGAATCTTTGGTAGTGGCACTTATTCTGCTGTAAGAGAGTTTCAAAAGACTAGAGGACTTTCAGCAGATGGAATTGTTGGTCAAAATACTTGGAGAAAATTATTAAATTTATAATTATTTAAGGCTAGTAAGTAGGTGAAATCTTACTTACTAGCCTTTTTTTATCTTATAGAAAAATAATATTGTATTTATAATATATGAAACAAAATAGACATATTAGATAAAATATGTAATAATGTTTATTATTGTATTTTGGAGGGGAATTATGGATTACAATATTTATTTAGATGAAAGTGGTAATACTGGAGATATCAAAATAGAAGATGGTAAGTGGAATTGGGGAAATCAACCTTATTTTGCACTTGGTTCTATATGTATAGAGTCAAATAAAGAGAGTAAATTATATAATGATTTAAAGGAAACCCTAAATTCTTTTCAAAAAGGGTTAGGCATTGAAACTGAATTAAAAGGTAAAGCAAATTATAAATTTAAAAAAGAACTCACTTGCGCTATAATAGATATTTTACAAAAATATAATGCCAAAGTATATATTGATATTTCAAATAAGAAGTTTAAAATAGCTACATATATTGTTGAGTATTGTATATACCCATATTATTTTTATATGGGTATTAATAAAGATATACGAGATAAGAAAGTAAATGCTGCTAATAGAATTTATAATATAGACGAAAATATTTTAGAAGAATTTATAAACTTATGTTATTCTGATAGAGATGAGGTTACTATTAAAAGTAATTTTATTAATTTCTTAGATAAATTAAGTAAAGAAATAAATAGCAAGGAAATTAAAGAAAATATTAATAATGTCAAGAAGAATATAATTAAATATGAAGAAATCGGATTAAATTTTGACAATTTATTGCCTATAGTTGATAGAACTAATAAGGGAGCAAAAACAATTTTTCTACCTAATTTAGATGCTTATTTAAACATAATATCATCAACTGCAACAATCAGATTAAGGCATATAGATAATCTTAAAATTTATCATGATGAACAAAAACAATTTGGTAATGCTTTAGAAAAATGGACTGAAGATATTAAATTAGTTAATGAAATGAATAATATAGATAAAATACAATTTGAAGAGTCTAAAAGAAATATTCTTATACAAACTTCGGATTTTATTACAGGTGTTTCAGTGCAAATATTTAATAAAGTTATTATGTCACAATTTTTAAGTAAAAAGGAGCGAGAGTTAATTAAGTCGGTTACTTATTTATTGAGCAATTGTAATATTGTTTGTCCAAGATATGAGCAGGCAAAGTTTAGTGAGCAATGTGGAGTAAAACTGAAAGATACCTTATTGCCTAGAGTAAAGAACTATTAAAAAGAAAAAATATATGAGTGAAAATATTATATGGAGTAGGAGAGGCTACTCTTTTCTTTTTTCTTCCGCAAATCCTACAATAATATTTTTATTAATCCCAAATAGTTTCTAAACTAGCTTCTACTTGTTTATTTTCTTTTAAATCTCTACTAATGTTACGGATAGAATTTAATTTTTCAAGACACTCTTTTAGCTCCTTAAAAGAACATTGTTTATTCTTAATTAATGAGTTTAGAGTTTCATAGATAGAATCAGAATTATCCTTTATAAACTCCGTACATTCTATAAATGTATTTTCCTGAATTAATATTGCTTTATAATCTTTTAGTTTTTCTGTAGTTAACTTATTTTCATTATTATTAAAATATTACCTTTTTTGCCTTTGTAATACTCTTCCTGCATTTGATGGATCGTTG